TGCCGTCGATGAGTGCCCGGTAGAGCCCCGACTGGAGGGCTTCGTTGAGTCGGGCAGTCTCAACATCAGAGACAACGCCCAGCCCAAGGCGGCGCTTCAAACGAGTCCGAAGGTCTGCTCTTGTAGCCAAGCGTTGTCTCCTTAGTTAGTTAGCCGCGGCGGTCATCGTCCCCCACCTGAGGGGGGCGGGGAACCTCCGCTCTCAGGCTAAGCGTCGAGGTTGCCGAAGATCGTGAAGAAGCTGCGGCGACCGTTATCGACCGACCATTGACGCTTCCACTCAATCCGCTTGAACACATTGGTCAGAAGCGGGTGCGTTTGCATGTCCCCGATCTGGCGAATGAATCCGATGGAGTCGCTGCCGACGCCGCCCGCGCGGACGGTGTTGAGGCGCAGCGAGTTCCAGTTGATGCCCAGGACAGGGGCGCTTGCGGTAGCACCGAACGGAGTAACGAGGTCGTACTTCGTGTCCGCTTTCAGGTAACGCGACCAGTCAACGGTGACGCCCGCAAAGGTCACGGCACCCTCTTTACCGAGGTTGGCGTTGACCGGATCAGGCAGAGCGCCAAGAGCGCGATGCTCGGCCAGGAAGCTCTCGAAGCCCTTAAGAGTCATGTAGACATCGGTCGGGCGCTCAACCTCAGAGTAGCTGGTCTCAAGGACTGCTTTCTGGAGGTCGCCGAGAATCGACTCGTAACCAGCCGTGGGCGAAGCCGCCTGGGTAGAGGCCGCACGGATAGTCGCCGGGGTAAACTTCGCCACATCGTCTGCCTTAATGTTGGCGAAAGACTCATCGGTGGTGTCGTCGTTCCAGCTAACCGCAGCCGAAGACTGCATAAGCCCGACAAGGCTCATCGGGTAACCGTGCGCGTAGTTCGTGTCCGTAAGGAACGGGTCGCGGGCCACAGCAGTACCGTCCGCAGCACCAGCGTTACCCTGCACAAAGAGGATCTCCTCTTCGTTCAGGATGTGCATCATGTTGGCGCGAACAACGCTGCTCACATAGTCGATCAGGTTGCCAGCAGGCTGGGACTGCGGGAAGTTGATGTTCCGCGTACCAGATTGCAGGTGGAAGATCGAGTGAGTCAGGATCTCCTTTGCCGTTGCCGTGAGCTGGGCAACAGCAGGCGTGCCCGCGTTAGCCGCAGGAATGCCAGCGGGGTAGTAAAGCGACGAATTTTCGCCGTGTCCGTAGAGGATGGGGTGACGAACGCTTTCGGCGTCGTTCACCACGAAGAGGCGACCCTTCTGGGCCGCAGCTTTCAGGAACTTCTCACCAGAGTCCGTCAGAGCGTTGACGGGATCTTTGGTGTAAGTATCAATCGCCGTTGAGACGAGAGTGTCGAGGTCTTGGGTGTAACTCGGGATAGCCATTGCTATGCCCTCCGGTAGTTAGAGTCAGCGAGAGTTTCGGGTTTTCTCTTCCAGCGCACGGCGCATCGCATCTTCAACCGAGCCCTGTCGGCCAGCGGTCGCGTTCAGTTGAACGGTTCCGTCAGCCCAAGTGACTGAGCCGTCAGGTGCAGGGGCAGAGCGCGTCAGCCCAGACTTGGGCGTAGCGTCGGCTTGCTTAACGCCAGACATAGCAACAAGAGTGCGCACACCAGCAGGAGTCATCAGGATCTCCTTAGTGAGCGTGCCCTCCTCGACGGATTTGCTGTAGAAGGCTTGGACTTCCTTGTACGCTTCGGTGCCAGGGGCAGCCCCAGCTTCCCGCATCGTATCGGCAAAAGTCTCTTTCGCTTGCTCACGCAGTTGGTACTCATGGTCCTTCTGCGTAAGTAGCTGCTCGATCTGGGCACGGTTCATGTACCCATCGTCGGTCAGCTTCTTCTGCTGCTTCGCGTCGTGTTTGCTAATGGCGTCGTTGACGGCCTTAGAAACATAGGACTCGATTTGGGCGCGAACGCCGCCATCGAGGTCGAGATCATCCAAAGAACGGATCTTCCCCTCTGTTGTGGACTGCTGTGGAGCAGTCGCCTGACTCGCTTCCGCCATGAGGTCTACCTGCTCAATGGCAGGCTCCTCGGGGACCGGAGTTGCGGGCTCAGTTACTTCGGGAACAGGGTCAGTAGTTTCAGACATCGGCTTCTAGTTAGGGGTTACCGTGAGGCTCCCTATGTAGAAGTTCCCGAGCGTCCGGTTCAGTATGCCTGATTCAGTCAGGCGTTTCGACTCCCCCCACAACCGTCGAGTCCGTAAGACCCTTACGCTTGCTTGCGGGCAGAGTCGCCGCAACCTGGGCCTCTTTCGAGGTGAAATGGCCCGTGTCGAGGCTGATACCGTGCTTACGGTAAACCTTCTCCATTTGGGATTTTGAGGTAACAACCGAATCAGGGTGATTCGGGTGTAGTTGGAATACCTTCTTGCCGCCGGACCAGTCGCCTTCGGTACTAACGCCGCCGCTCAAGGCTTTGGCTGCGTAGTTCTGGTGCGGAGCGGAGGTCTTGCAGGCTGGACAGGTCGCGGGCTTCGACGCCTCGGCCATCGGTTTAAACACCGTCCAGTTGTTCCCGCAGTCTTCGCAGGCGTAGGGGTACTCGGGCATCAGTATTCAGGCGTGGTCGGCTGCGGGACAGCAGACGGCACCGCGTTCGTGGCGAGCGCGGACTGGAGGTTGTTGTCGATCTCGCCGGGACCAGCGCCGACGCCGGGGATGATCTCGCCGCCCTGGACGGGGTTGAGAACATCCATGCGGCGAGCGGCAAACATCTGGTGCATCGAGATCGCGTTGCGCAGTTCAAGAGTGCTGTCCGGAGTTGCCTTGGTGACCGCAAGGTTCTGGAGCATCTTGTTGTAGTACGCGATGTAGAGTTCGTGCTGATCGTCCTCGTACACCGGGATCGGCTCCTGCGTCTGGAGGTAGCGGATGTACCGCTCCTCGGGACCGAGTTCGATGGTCGGCGAGTCGAGGAAGATGTCGGCGTCCTCGATGCCCATCGCGTTACCGAGTCGGCGCAGAGCTTCGCGCGTCATGCGAGGCATACCCGTGGCGAACGCACGCTGCGTGTTCGTCGTGACGGTGAGCCATTGCATAAGCGCCTGGATGTCGCCCGAGTTCGACAAGTGACCCAGTTCAACCGGGTCGATGTCGAAGGTGAAGCAGGCGGTCGCCGGGTCGGGAACATGCAGAGTTCGCGTCACGCCGTTAGCAAGCGGGACCTCGATCTCGGTGCCGAAGACTTGGCGCTGGTACTTGAAGCTCGCTTGCGCGAGGCGAGTCCACATACCCGCCATGACCTCAAGACGATCAGCGTTGCGCTGGTTCGCATTCTCTGTGATCGCCGCCGCTTCCGTCGCAGACTTGCGCGGGTTCGCTGCCATACCGCGCATCGTCGGAGAGACGCCAGTAACATCGTCGAACAGTTGCATGTAGGTCGAGAGCGCAGAGAGGTACTCTTGGAGTACGGCGCTTTGCTCGACCGGACGCATGGTTGCGTTGACGCCTCGACCCGTGTCGTCGGGATCGACGCCGACGAAGACGGTGCCGCCCGGCGCAATGTGCTTGACCGCGCCGATTGCCTCCTCGCTGATCGCGTTCTTGTCGAAGAGGATCGTCTTGTTGACTGTGCGGATCTCACGGTCGATCTGGACTAGGGTCTGAACGATCATCCGCATCAGCGGAATCCACGACAGAACCTCGGAGGCAGGAACATCCTCGTTAGGCGCGGGGTCGAGGAAGTTGCCGATGATGACGGGGCAAGCTGCAACCGACTCGGTGCAAACATAGCTGCCCAGTTCGTCGCGTGCGTGCAGGCGCGAGTCTGCGGAGAGGGGGATCGAGGAAGATGCCGCAGGATCAACATCGGTCGGGACCGACACGAAGATCGACATGGGGCACTTCTCTTTGCCAACGCTGATGTTCCCGTGACGGAAGCCGTCGTGGTAGACCTCAGTCAGTCGGCAGATCGTCCAAGCGGGCGGGTCGTCGTTGTCGCGCTCAGGACGCCACTTCTCGGGGATGTCGCCCCATTGGATGTCGTAGGCGTGCCAAGTGAAGCGACGGTAGAACGGCTCGTAGCCGCAGTCGCGCGGCTCAAGAGCGAGGTACTTGACGCGGTTGTAGGCGTACTTCTCGGACTTATCGAACGCAGCTTTGACGCCGAAGTACGGCGAGAGCATTCCAATGAACGCGGCCTTGCGCATCGCTTCGCGGAGATGGCCGTGGTCGGTCATCACCCGCATGATCTGGTTCTGCTTCTCGACTAGGTGAGCAGCGCCAGCAACGCGAGCCTTTGCGCGAAAGGAGGGGACACCGGGGGTCAGGCCAGACACGATCTGGCGTAGACGGGAGAGGAACAGGTTGGCGGTCGTTTCGGGTGGACGCCAGGAGCCGACACCGAGGGGCTCGTTGAAGACCTGCGCAGGGAGGCCCTGCTCCGGTAGGACGAGACCGTTGAGTCCGCCGAGCGGGTCGCGGCCCGTGTAAATGTCGGCGATCAGCTTCTCGTTCGAGCCCAGGGGGCCGCGAAGCGCGTCCATCGAGGACGCAACGAGGTCGCGCAGCTTATCAGCCGCATGTTCGTCCATGTGCATAGTCAGCCCCAGTAGTCGTTACGCCGCGATGTCTGCTCCGTCCAGATTCGCGTGGGGTACGGCCCCAACTCGGGGGCGGGTACGCCCGGAAGTTGACCCCGCCGTTCAACCATCGTGCTAAGTAGCGCAAGTGCCGAGATCAAATCGTCGGAATCACTAAGAGGATACTCGGTCAAGCGTTGGACTAGCAGGTCTCGGCCAGGGAAATCTTTCGGCAATACGAGGTAGCCCTTCCGCATTGCGGTCTGTAGCGACATTAGTCGATAGGGCAGCGATGCGTTGCCAATCTTCTGGCCCCGGATCTTGACGCCTTTGATCTTCTTGCGCTCCTCTAGCCACGGCGCAAAGAGCGACTGAGAGGCGACTTGCTCGATCCAGATCGACTTGAGGTTCTTCTTGAACTGGTGGCAGGCCACATCCTCGATCCAGCAGGCTGCGGCGTCCGCGCCGCCCGCGATCTCCTTGGCGAATACCGGGAAGAAGATGTTGCGGTCCTTGGGAAAGCCACGAAGTCCCAGTTGACCAGCCGGGATGACCCGCACCACGACCAAGCCGTTGAGGTCGCCCTTGGCTCCGTCGATGCGGGCGACCGGATCGTAGAGCAGAATCTCCGGGCCGTCAGGCAGTTTGTCCAGCGCCAACGCCTCGTCGGTAGCAGCGTGAACAAGAGCAAGGTCGAAGAGCGCCTCCTCGGACGGGACTGGCTCGCAAAGGTACTGAGCAGAGAAGAATGTGCGCGATAGCACTCGACTCTTCTCCGATACTTCTTCTTCGGTTAGGAACGCGGGGCACAAGGCGTAAGCGCCGTCAGGTCCAGGGCCTTGGCCGTCCTTTTCCTTGGTGACGGGGTTAATGCCGTCCCAAACCCCGAAGCGGAACTGTGCCCAATCGTCCCGGCGTTGCAGGTATGCGGTCACATCTTGGAATGCCCAAGGGGTGCCGATGTGATTGATAGGCGAATCGGGATCGTACATCAGAGGCTCAAGAGCTTCGATGAAGTCGATCACCTTCTTGCGCCGCGCGTAGGTTCTGGAGTTCTGTTCGTTGGCCGGGTCGTCGATGACCGCGCGGGTCGGGTGGTTTCCGGCGAGGTTCGACTCGACCGAGGCCGCGAAGACCGAGGGCTCGCGCCCTTTGCCCGCCGCGCGGCCCGCGATGTTGAACTGGTCGGCTGGTCCAGAGCGGCGAGGGTCACCTTGGACCGCGAGCCAGGGGAAGACTTCGGATACCGGAATGTAAACCCCAGGTATGAGTTCAAGGTCGCCAGTTAGGCGGTCTCGGATCTCGCCGACGAGCTTGCGGGCTAGGTCAAGGGTCGCACATGCAATCAGGTTGCGCGACTCCGGGTGGCGCAAGAGGTGATGGCAAGTGTCGATGACCGTGATGAGGGTCGATTTCGCGTGGCCCCGTGGGACGATGGTCGAAGTCTTGGACTGCGAATGCACATGGTCGAGCATGTCGCGGTGAAACTGCCCAAAGCGTTTGCGTCCCGTAGCCGGATCGCCTTTGTAGCCCAAGGCTTCGCCGAACGCGATCGGGTCAGCCCAGATCCGCTTGATCGCTTCGACGAGGGCTTGGTCCTTGCCCGCGATGTTGGGGAGATTCGTCATGCCCAAGAAGCATAACCGAACGGAGGGCATGGGACCCAAGGACGGTGGCTAGGGGGCGGGGGGAGCGGCGGCGGGGGCAAGGGGCCGGACCCCCCGGCACCCCCGTCGCAGAAGTTATTTAAACACGCGCGCGGTTATTCAATAACCTTCGGCGCTCATTAAAGATAAAAAAGAAGCCCCGTCCGGCGGAAAACCGGACAGGGCTTGTTGCTTTAGCCTGGGACTAAGTTATTGATAACTAGCCAAGGAACTTAATAAGTTCGGGGCGCTGCTCCAAAACTTTATCGAGTGCCGCATTGTTTAGAGTTTCCAGGCTCCGCTTAATATCAAGATCGGTCGCTTGGTAATCTTCAATAACGGGCTCGACAGTTTGAATCTTGCGCGCGTACCTATGAAGTTTTGAGATGAAGTCACTAAGTGCAACTTCTTCGTCGATGCGTTTTGCTTTAGCTTCCGCAAGTTTAACTAGAATCTCGGTTTCCTCTTTAATGAGTTCGCCGAACCAGACCGAACGGAAGATAGCGCGCGCCTTTTTAATCTTATCGTGGCGCGTACTTCTTGGCTCATTTTCGAGCCCACCGTTATTATCTCCCATCGACATAAGAAAGAGAATATCTCTCGTTTCCTTATTAACTTTGCCGTCTTCCCAGAGACCGTAAATAGTATCGAAAACGCGTTCCGTTTGTTCGATAACCTCGGCCTCGGAAAGTTGAATATCTGCCTCGGTATCGAGCGAAAGTTGCACGAAATTGCGCTTCTTTTTTTCGCCCCAATACTTCAGCAGTTTATTTTGAACTGCGACGACTGCATAACCAATAAGGTTGCCGATGGTAAGACCATCTTTTTTGGTCGAGTAGTTAATACATGCAGCGATAGCTTCAGAACTAAGTTCCTCACACTCCGCAATGGTTCTTGCGTCCATAGCAACAACAAAGTTGCCGGACACCGTTTTTGTTTTACCGCCGAAAGCGTAGTTCTTTGCTGCGCGGTTAACACTTTGAATCAGATGCTCCCAGCATTCGCTAGTTGCGTCCGAAACTTTAATATCTTCGATCAGTTTCTTTTTTGAAGTTTCCATCTCTTTGTTTAAGAAAGAATCTCGCCGAGTTGTTAATCAATAACTAGCTAACTAAATAACTAGTTATCGAACTAGAAAACACAATTTCTAGCGTTGGCTATTAAACTATATGCACCCTGCGATTGTCCAGTATGCTCAATGTAAAGAACGGAGGTTCTGTCCTAAGTGCCTGGGAGAGCGGCACTTAAAGTTTCCCGGGGATTGATCCGGACAGAACGACCGTTCTGGGTCTCTAGGGGTGTCCGAGCCTCGGAGTTTACACGACGACGGCACGGGCATTCACGATGCGCAAGTGCGCGTCCCCTCATTAACTTCGGAAAGCGTGAAAACGATGGACGATCTTATCAACGGGGCCGCGTCCCTGTCGGATCTCAAAAAGATGGACAAGTCTCAAATGGCCGAACTGCTGTTCAAGTACCAGCAGGCAGAGATCGCTAAGGCTCGCCTTGGCGGTGTGATCTGTGAAGTCGTCGAGAAGATGTCCAAGGCTGGCAAGCCCTACACTACCGTCAAGTTCAAGAACGGCGTGTTTGGCGGCTACGGGGCCTCGTTCCCCAGCGTGGAAGCGTTCAAGTTCTTCACCGAGAACCTTGAGCTTCTTACTGGCCTCTTCGAGAGTGAAGTCAAGTGACGCGACGGGTCGGGCAACCTCGGTTGTCCGGCCCTCCCCTACCCATCGTGAGGGTCTACAAAGTAGGCGTGAAAACCGAGCAATGATGAACTTTATCTATAAGCACATCATTTCCCAGAGCGATCTCGTTGACCTCATCGTGATCGGGTCGCTCATGTCCCTGATCTTCATTCTGTGATGGAAGACTACCTGAAAGAATTCGAAGTTGGGGGCGACCCCATGGCTCTCCCTCCCAAGGATCATCAGTTCGCTGCTGTTTACTTGGACTGGGAAGTTCGTGATGACGAGGGTATCCACAAAGTGGGTAACCCCGTGATCAAGATGCCGCTCATCTTTTCCCCTGATGTGAACGATGCGATCATCTGGGAACTGCGTGATATGGCAGACGAATACAACGAGCAATGGCAGCCCACCATGAGCTGGGATAAAGTGGCTAGGGTTTTCGTGGGAGATTTTCCTACCCCCTACCGTGAAACTATCCAGTCTTCGATAACTCGTCTGGGCGAGTATAAATAGCCGTTAAGCCCAGAGCGTGACCCCTTCGGGGGTCGGTCGTGTCCCCAAGACATTCGTCATGACTATCGATCTCAAGAAAGATGTTGGGGGCGACCCCATTCTCGTTCCGATGGACGAAATCCAGCACGCTGTTGTCTGGATGAAGACTGAGGAGTATGGCGGTCCCGAAGAAGGCGGTTGGTACTACTCATGCGGAACTCCGCATATCTCTGTGCCTCTGATCTTCGGTGAAGAAGTGAACCAGATGATCAAAGATCGACTGTTTCGCTGGGCCGAACAATACAACGAGGAGTGGTCGCCCATGTACCGATGGGAACCGCACGCCACCGTTTCTTACCCGCTGGGTAAAAATGTGAAAGCGTACCCTACCCATCGCCCTCATTATGAGTGAACTCGTCTGAGCGAGTATAAACAGGCGTATAGGCTCAGAGCGTGGACCCTTCGGGGTCCGGACGCACAGCGGTGTGAATCTGCGATGTGAAGTCGCGTGCCTAAGGGTTAGCTGCCCGTCCCGCCAGATACTTCTCAAGCATCGTGACTCTCGTTGCACGCTAAATGTCCCTCCTGTCGAGGCCGGACCAATGGGTACCCACTCCCGCCGCGACAAGCATACATCTCTTCGTGTAACGGATACTGATTCTGCGACAACCGTTAGTGGCCCAGCGTGGACGCACGCTAGGTCACGCACCTTCCACGGTGGCACCGTCCGGTAATACGGTGTAAACAACAATGGAACTGCCCAAGTACCAAGACTGGTCACCTACTTCTCTGGACCCTAGTGGTCTCAACTGTGATGACCAGCAAGATTGGCTGGTTGCCCCGGTCTCGATCAATCGTGATTCGGGTCCACTCGATCAATCTAACTGGGAGTATGTGATCGCTGATCTAGAGCGTGATCATGCTGATACAGACTGGGAGATCCACCGCTTCGGCCATTGGGCCTGTGGCTGGTTCGAGATCATCCTACTGCGTCCCGGTACCTCGGCTGCGGACTACGCAACTGAGATTGCCGATGATTTGCAGGGCTACTGCATTCTCGACGAGTCTGACTTCTGCGAGAAAGAGCATGAATGCTGTAATCAGTCCTACGAGCAGTATGTTCGCAAGGATCTGATGGAAGCTATTCACAAACTGCTGCCTGACGACGGTGACTTTAGCTGTTGGCAGGAGTGGTATGACGATGACGAGAAGTATCTCGAACGCCGTGATATTTCTCAGGGCACTATCGACTTGTACTTTTGGGAACACGCCGAGTGGTGTGTGGAGTCGGACGGTAGTGCATACCCATACGATATTGATGTGCTGGCTCAGTCCATCGTGGACGAGTTCCCGGCGCTGCTCAAGGACGGTGAAGTGTGGCGGCAACACCTCATCGCACAACAAACTATGCCGCTTCCCTTTGACTAACAATGCGACAGATTACCCGCGACGCCGCGCAAGCGTGGCTCAACAACAAGTCGTGGCGTAAGGACAACACCAGGGTTCGCCATGTAACTGATGATCATTGTGTAGTTGAACTGCACGGTCATCCGATTGCATGGTGGACTAAGTGTGATGGCCGCACGCTACACACATTCACCCTTGCCGGGTACCAAACTCGCACAACCTGCGAGCGTGTAAACGGCCTCATGCGCGAGGCTGGTATCTCGGCGTGTATCTACCAGCGTGACTTCCAAATGTATATCAATCACCTGGGTAAAACGCTGGCCTTTGGACCCGACGAAAAGTTGGTGTTCTATTCAGACCCCGACAATCCCCTCGAAGAACTGGAGATTAGATGACCCTAGCTGATGCGATCAGGCAGGAGATGGACTGCGTAGTCCACGATGCCTGGGAAGATGTACGGGCTGGACACCCCGGTGCCCACGCTCAACTCGGGCTTGTGACCGAGCTTCAACTTCGACTCAACCAACTCATTAGATTACATGACCAAGACTCTGACTCGGGAAGAGTGGCTGATCCGAGCGACCAAGCGACTCACTCCCTGGATCAATGACTGCGAGAGCGGCGTCGAGTACGAACTGCCGCTGATCTCAGTCGGGTGGCCCAAGGGATCCCGTGGCCGTGGCAAAGCTATCGGCCAATGCTGGGACAAGAGTGCCTCTGGCGACAAGACCAGAGCGCACATCTTCATCGCTCCAACTCTCGATGATCCTGTCGAGGTTGTGAGTACGCTACTGCATGAGCTTGTTCATGCCAGCGTAGGTACTGAGTGCGGGCACAAAGGCGCGTTCCGTTTGCTCGCACTCCAACTCGGCTTCATGGAGCCGATGACTCAGACTCCCATGTCTGATCCGTTGCGCGAGCGCATCGTCGCTCTGCTCGACAAGCTCCCTGAGTTTCCGCATGTGAAGCTCAATGACTCTGCTATCAAGAAGCAGACTACTCGGATGCTCAAGGTTGAGTGTCCTGCGTGCGGGTGCATTGCCCGCATGACTGCGAAGTGGCTCGAAGAGGTCGGGCCGCCGACTTGTGGATGTGGTGTTGATATGGAGATTGCATGATGATTCTGACTGACTTTATCCTCAAGAACTGGCATCGCATCGAAGTGTCCAGCGACGGGCACCTGTTGCAGTACCGATTCGATAACGGATTGATCCTGTCGTGCGGCTTCGGTCGCTACCACTACTGCGATCAAGGCACAATGGAGGTTGCGGTCATTCGCAAAGGCGATCTGAGACCGCTGCTCTCCGATACTGTCGAGGGGTATGTGCCACGCTCTGCGTTCGCATGGCTGGTGCGAGACCTCGATGATCCCAATGTTGAAGGTGCGCTTGCCCAAGTGCGCCGCAGCCTGGAGCGTAAGCATGAACTTGTTTGATCTGATGAAGGAGATTACGGAGGTTCCTATGGACCGATGCAATGTGTGCGAGACGCTTGTCTTGCCTTGGCAAATCGTTGAGTACGGATGGTGCGACACGGCTGTATGCCAGAGCTGTGCCGACCAGATCGAAGAAGACTGGCAAACCTACAAGAGCAAGGAGCGCGACTGATGCGACAACTGATTAGTACCTACAAGGACACGCCCATCTACTTCGATGCGGATACCGAAATGTTCTACTGCCTGCCCCAAGGCTGTACCAAGGAACGGTCATCGTCTGCGATGGCTTCGATGCGCGGCGAGATTGATGCGGCTGAGAAACGGCGCAACCAACCGAAGCGCACCAAGACCAAGCACTATGTGCAATGGTGGGACAGGCGAGCGGAGTGCGTTTACAGCGGCTACTTCGTCGGGGCCAGATCCGGCAAGGGTAGTACCGACAAGGGGTACCACTTCAAGAAGGATCGCGGCGACTTCTACATCAACGATGGGTACTCGACCGACAAGATGCTGGTCGTGCCTGACGCTGTTACTGCCGACCAAGTGGCCGAGGTCAAGGCGGCAAGGACTGCATGGCTCGCAGCCAAGGCTGAGTACGACAGGCTGATCGATGAATACTTCGTCGAGGTCAGGTTCCCGTACATCGGGTACGGCGCTGATACTGAGGACCTGAATAAGTACGACGAGGTTCTCCTCAAGGATCTCAAGAATGCCCAAGGGCAGGAGGCTGAATGAATATCTTCTATCTAGATGACGACCCACAACTTGCTGCGCAATACCATTGCGACAAGCATGTATCCAAGATGATCGTCGAGTCTGCGCAACTGCTCTCGACTGCTCATCATGTGCTTGACGACAGCCAACTGGCTAAGTCTTGCTTCTACAAATCGACTCACGCCAATCACCCGTCTGCGGTGTGGGTGCGTGAGTCGATCCATAACTACCGATGGCTGCTCACTATGGCTGCCGAGTTGTGCCGCGTTTACACCGCACGGTACAGCCGCATCCATAAGACCGAGGCTGTTATCGACATGCTGCACGCACACCAGCCCAAGTGTGCTGCGTTCCGGGCGGGTTACTTCTGCCCGCCGCCGCAATGTATGCCCGACAAGTTCAAGCAAGTTGATACTGTCGAGGCGTACCGCGACTACTACTACCACGACAAGCCGTTCGCCGTGTGGCATCGGCCCAACTCTGTTACCCCTGACTGGTATGTCCGACGAAACCCTCTGTTCCAAATCCGACCGACTGGTGTGTGACCATTGCGGATCGGAGCATGTGGTGCAACGCTTCCACGGGTTGTACCCCGCTAACCATTTGACTGCTGACCCGCACGAACTGCGACGACGGATCGTGTGGGAGGACCGCTACTACTGCGAGCGGTGCGAAAACTATGTCTCTACTTCTTACATGGACCCTGACTGGAAAGACTGATGTACGACGAGATTGAAGAGCAAGACAAAGCGCGCTCCCGCTGCGAGGAGCCGACCGAGTACGAGCGTGTGCCCGACTTCTACCTGTGGGTCATCCGGCCCGACGATGAGATGGTGATCTACCATGCACCGCACCGAGACATTGATGGCTACAGCCAAGAGGATCGGTGGTCCATCATGCTCGACAAAGTTGACGCCGAGTTGCTGGAGTTGCTGCCCCTGCCCAAGCCGTTCATGTTCAACGGAGAGGAGTGCAGCGTGTGGTGCGATGAGGAGGGGTTGCTCAAGGATAAGCAGCCGAACTTCAAAGCGATGGAAGTTGTCGATTGGCAGGGCATCATGCCGCTCGTCGGCAATGTTGTGATTGTCCCTGACCGCATGATCGACTGATGGCGCAGGCGTTTTTGAAGCGGGCCGAAGTTAGGCACGCGCTCAAGGTTGCAGGTCACCAGCTTGGTGATGTTTACACCTTCCTCGATAGGCAGTACGCCGACCGAGACCAAGATGTGCCGCTGTTTACCATCGCCAATGTTGTGTCCGAGTTCTTCGGGTACACCGGGACCGATGCAAAGATGGTGGCGCTGAGTTACTTCGCATGGATCTGGCAAGATAGACCACCCCTTACATTGGAGGATAGCAACGATGACTAAGCGAGTTTGGAACCACCAACGGTGGGCGCTGGAGTGCAAGAGTGTGTTCCGGCGGATGTATCAGAGCGAGAACTTCGTGGCCCCGCCGTTCCGGTACACCGTGAGGCTGGCCCCGAGGCAGGAGGGAGAGACGCACAATGCGTACTACCTCATTGAGTGGGGGAAGGATGGCCCGACCCCGAAAGAGTCGGAGGTTATCGGCCTGACGATTCTTGTCGGGACCGATGATGGTCGAGCGTTTAAGACGCTTGGACTCAACGAGTGCTTCGGGTCCATCGAGGATGCGAGCCGCTACATGGACGGGCTCGCCGCTAGCTGGCCCCCCGATGGGCGGGTGATGGTGGACTCCGAGATGGTCGTCTACCAATAGGGACCTTTCGACCTATTCCGTCGCCGTAAGTCTGGCTCCCCGCTGGGCTTACGGCGATCTGGCCTGAAACCGGGGTGCGTCCCGCGTGGCGGTGTGGTACCGTGCCCCTCCGATGCGAGAGACGAGACGGAGAATGAGGGCGAAACGCCGTAAGTCCCTGCCTTGCATGGGGTTACGCGGATTGAATAGGTCGAAAGGTGCCTATTAGTGGGGTCCCTCTTGGACGCCGTTTAAACCTACGGGTATTCCCTATGAAGAAGCGAGGCGATGTTTACAGCCACCGTGTCGAGGTGCGCCTGTCCACCGAGCAGTACGAGTTGCTCGATAGGCTGGCGACCAAGAACGATACGACTGGTGCCGAGATTCTGAGGATGGCTTTGCGTGCCCTCGATCAAGAGGGTGGCGAAACCACAGTTTCCAAGCCGCGCAAAAAGCGTGGCGTCTACCGAGTCCTACCTAAAGATGAGATGGAGTAATGCAGGATTGGATTGATCTGAGTGAGCGTGGGTACTGGGTGTTCCCCACGAAACACAGGCACAAGTATCCCACCACCCTCAAGGGTGTGAAGTGGGATCAGTTTATTGATGGCCGTGACCAAGAGTTGCTGCACGCCCATGTGCTGCACTCGGTCGGGGCGCAGGATGTTACGGGTGCGTGCGTGTGCCCGCAGAGTTCGGACCCGGTGAAGCTGCTGGTCCTCGACTTTGATACCTATGGTGTGGAGTTCGATGACCTGTGGATGAACCTGAGTGACGAGCCGCCCGAGGCTGCGACTCTCGTAGTCCAAAGCCCGAGCGGTGGGTTTCACCTGTGGTTCAGGCTGACCGACGATGTAAACGCAGAGCAACTGCCCGCAACTTTCGACCTCGGCAACGAGATCAAGGGCGAGTTGCGTGCGTCATCGAAGGCACGGCGGATGATCATGCTGCCCGGTTCGCTGGTCACCAATAAGAATGGCAAGGCTGCGAAGTACGAGATCCTGCAAGGGAAGCTCGACCCGACCACGCTGCCCCCGCCTCCCGGTTCTTTGATGTCTCGTATCATCTCTCGTAAGGGAGACACCAAGCCCGAGACTGATGGGAACCAGCAGCCCACCGAGGTTCAACACTTCATGCGTGAGGTGCTACCTCGATTGGTTGGATCCATCGAAGAGGGTGGGCGTAACAACTTTGTAAGCAAGATCGGACAGATCCTTGGTCGGCTTCATCCAGGCGAGCAGCCCAAGATGGAGTTGATGCAGGAGGTGTTCGACCTGTTGTCTCCTCGGCTTGGTGATGACTTCAAGCAGAAGGAGTTTGCCATCGCGTTTAAATCGGGGTGGTCAACCGGGTCCAAGAACGGCGACAAGTATCAGGCACGGGCCAAGCACCCGAGCGTGACTGATGTGCGTGGTGAATGCACGACGATGTTCGGTGCCTTGCCTTGGTTGGTCGAGGTGCGGGACAGCGCAGGCAAGACCAAGGAGTTCATCGTCGGGTTCGGCGGAAGCAACAAGCGTAGGCATGAGGCCAAGAGAGTCACACAACTCAAAGACTTGCGCGACCTCTTGCCTACGCTGACCCGACTCTCTAATGCCAGCATGGATGCAGTTGCCAGATCACCGCTCTTCATCCAGCCAGGATGGAGCAAGGTACTGGAGTTCATGCTGATGACCGAGAAGGCGGTGGACCAACTGGGCATCCCTGCCGAGGAACGCTTCTTCGAGTTGCTTGAGGACTGGGCTCGTATCGCTGCGGGTGATCTGCTTTTCCTCGAAGCGTGGACCGAGAAGCGACCTCAGGGTAGCGCAATCGCGTTCATCGTTTGGCCCCTCTCCGAAGAGCAGGCCCCGGCTCTCGTCATTCCTCCTATGCTACAGGAGGCAATGATCACTCAGCTTGGGGACATCCCGAAGGCCAAGAAGTTGGCGGGCAAGTACCTGCTGCCCAAGACTCTTGTCGGTATGCGCAAGGGCCAGCAAGTCTGGTCGTGCCCGCTCACCGTATTGCAAGAAGAGACGAGAGACTTCATCGGGATGCAGTACGAACAGTATGTCCGTAGCAAGGAGAAGCAAGATGACTAGACACGAACTACCTGATGGGTCGTGGGATGACTACGACCCGGCCAAAGGTTGCTGCATGGGAGTGCTGATCGGCGGCACCATGCTCATCGTCTTGATCTGGTTGGTACTGTGATCCGACAGTTCTTCTTCCTGATTGGTCAGCCCCGCACCCGTAGTGCATGGCTGTCGAACTGGTTCACTACCGAGTGGTCGTTCTGTTTACACGACCCGTGGCGGTTCGCCAGGACCGCAGCCGAACTCAGGCAGTACCTAGAACAAGTGTCGCCGGACACGCCGTACCTCGGTGCGGCTGGTTCGATGAGCATGATTCAGTTCATCGACCTGTGTAATGAGTTCGGGCTTGGCCTGGACGAGACACGATGCGAAGGGGGTGTGGCGTACATACGCCGCAACCCCGAAGATGTGTACGAGTCGGGGCTCAAGATGGACCTCGGCCTGACTAAGCAGCAGTTGCAGGGTTTGGTCCAGCAACACGAACAGCAGTTCAAGACTGTGCCGTCATTCGTTTACGACATGCCGTTCAAGAAGCTCGACGACTCGACCAGCTTCCGCGAACTGCATGAGTACCTCACCCCCGAGATACCGTTCGACCTGAACAGGTATCGCAACCTTAACGATTTCAAAGTGGAGATCATCATGGACAAATACAAGAAGCGAGCGCAGGAGGGAGAGCAATGGTTGAACTCCTTGCAATAGATGGCCCGCCCGGAACGGGCAAGACACGGCGCATTGTGGAGGAAGCACGGGACTGGCCTGTGCTTTCTGCCGTTGTGACCTACACCAATGACGCCGCTAATGTGCTGCGCAAGCGTGCGCCCGATGTGCAGTCGGGCACCGTTTACAGCCTGACTTGGCCGTATGTGAAACCGTTCATGACCGGGGCCAAGTTCCTCGGCAAGCGGAGCAATCAGGTTTACACCAAGCGCAAGATCAACCACCTGTTTGATCCGGCGTTGTTCCAGTACCTCGACGATGCACCGAGCAGGCGAGCGAAGACGAGGCAGGACTACCTTGCCCAGAAGTTGCACGCTTGGCCCGGTCCAATGCAAGGGCAGGACGATCCTCCCTTCGAGATCGGTGCCGAGCAGGCCAAGGGTGCGCTCAAGTTTTTGCTGCCGCTGGCGAAGTGGGTGGCTGCGGGCTGCCCTATGCCCGAGGATGAGAAGCTAGAGTTCCTTGCCATTGACGAAGCCCAAGACATGAGTTGGGTTGAGCTTCGTGCTGCGCTTGGAATGCTGCGGGACGATGGCGTTGCCTATGCCTACGGTGATCCGGGGCAGTCAATCTTCGGTGCAGCTAAGGGTGTGTACGGAAGTACGCTGCCTCCGCTGTGGCAACTGGCCGATGCCGACAAGACCAAAGTGTTGGACAAGGGCTGGCGTGTCGGCGACCCGACTGCGAGTGTGGCTGCCCGAGTCTTGAGCAGCTACTACGAAAGGCCAGCCGATACATTCAGGGCTGACCATCGCACCGAGTTGCTGACCTGGGATGTGAAGGAGGTGCGGCCCATGCGAGGGCTGGCCCTCGGCTACAGCCGGACCAATGTCCACAATGCGTTTCAACGCTGGGGCCTGACCAACGCTGGCGTGGTGCCGAACACGGGGCTGGCCGACACCGAGCTAGTCCTCTCGACCGGGCACGCTGCCAAGGGGGCCGAGGCTGACGATGTGTATCTCCTGCCGTGGAGCAGGGTTGCGATGGATCGGCTAGAGCAGCGTGATCCCGAGACCCTGCGTCTGCTATATGTAATGCTCACCCGTGCAAGGCGGCGCGTGTTCGTGCCCCGTGCCCTACGAGCGAGACTGCCCCTGTGAGTAACCCGCACCGTGACCGCATTAGCGACATGCTAGAGCGTGGCGTGACCAAGGCCAACATGACCAACGCCCGCCGTGTAAACGCAGCGCCGATTGATTGGCTAAACATTCCGGACAGCGCCAAGCCCAGCCGGAAGCGTAGGCAAGGTGCCTTCCTTCCGTATCTGTACCGTCGCCGGGGATACATCATGGTTCTCAGTAGTGACTACTACATGAACCTGTTCCCCGAGATGGAGGGCAGCTTGTGCAGAGACGAATACTCTGCCGAGATCATGCAGCGTTGGAACAACCATGAGTTCTGGGCACCGTTCAAGCTGACGGTCAAGCCGACCAAGAATCATTGGCGTGTCGTTGCTGGCTCGCCGTTCGATTATCACAGCGCCAAGTTCTTGAAGAGGCGTAGTCAACCGTGGGTGCTTGCGCAAGCGGTGCCCGAGGACGACTCGCAAGCAACGAAAGAAACTATGGAGAACATGCGTGAGCATGGGCTCATCCCCCTGGACGGGCAGGCTCCGCTTGGCCCGATTGACCACATCAAGATTGCACTATGAACTACACGATCCATACGGACTACAAGCCCGAGTTGCTACTGCAACTGCTTGACGGCCCGAACGCCCACTACTGGGTGATGGATACCGAGACCGATGGCCTCGATGTCCTCGGCCCCGAGTCACGCAACACGGCGCACTACATCGGGCTCATGCCGATGACCCGTAAGAAAGACATAATCCCTCATGTCTTCATTATCCGTGGCGAAGACTGGAACCTTTACTCAGAGAAGATCGAGCGCGACATCATCTTGGTCGGGCACAACCTGCGCTTCGATCTGCACGCCACCGATACCTTCCCGAACCTTGCCACCTACGACACGATGGTGATGGCGTACCACGCCAGCACAACGAGTCGGCACGGCATGGATCACATGGCTGCGGTACGGGGCTGGCCCAAGATCAAGACGCCGGACCTAATCAAGAAGGGTCGAATCTTGGAGTGCCCCGAGGAGGACATCGTTCGCTATCTGGCTGACGATGTTTACACGACCTGCCGACTGTTCAAGGATGTGCGGGAGTCTGGGTCTGACTGGAAGACCGAGCGGGCCGTGCATCGCATGGAGAGTAGGGGGCTGCTGCTACTGCCGGACAAGCTGGCTCAAGTTGCAGCCGATGTCGATCAGTTGGTGGACACTTCGTATGGATGGTTGATCGAAGCGGGCTGGCCGCAGGCGGGCAACCTCAACAGTCCGGCCCAAGTGTCGGAGTGGCTGACCGAGCGGGGCCGCAAGCTGCCGCTGTCCAAGACGGGCAAGCCCAGCACGAACAAGGTTGCGTTGCAGCAGATGGCTGACCGAGGTGACGAACTCGTAACCCGACTGCTGGACTACCGCAAAGCTGTGAAGCTGCGTTCGAGTTTCGTCGAGACGCTGCCGCAGCACGCCGATGCGAACAACATGATCTACCCGAGGACGAACACGACTCGGACTGCGACGGGCAGGTTCTCTTGCGACACGCCCAACATGCAGCAGATTCCCAAGCGTGGCCTGATCGGCAAGGCGTTGCGGGGTTGCTTCACCGGGCCGAGTGGCAACGGGATCACGGGCTGTGACTTCAACCAAGTCGAGCTTCGTGTTGCTGCTGCCTTTGCCAACGAGGAGGTTCTGCTCGAAGCGTTTAAAGCTGGGCGCTGTCCGCACACCGAGGTGGCTGCCAAGATCCACGGCAAGACTCCTGACCAAGTGACGCCGCTCGAACGCTACGGTGCGAAGGCTGTGAACTTCGGGATCTTGAACGGGATGGGTGCCAAGCGTCTGTCGCTGGAGATCAAGAGCGACAAGGCAACTGCGCAACGATTCCTCGATGACTACAAGCGCAACCTCCCCTCTCTCCACGAATGGATGGAAGGAGTCTGGCGAGAATCTGAGACTTTCCGTATCGCCCGCACGGTGGACGGGAGGACCCGCTGCTTCTCGCAGCAGGAGGAGACACGGCCCGCCATTTCCGTCATCGTACAGGGGTCGGCTGCCGAGCTAATGCGCAAGGCGCTGTACGCTGTTGATTTAAACGACCTGACCCCCGTGCTGTCGGTCCACGACGAGATCCTGATCGACGGTGCGGATCGGGCGAGAGCCGATTTCCTCAAGGAAGTGATGGAATCCGCCGCCAACGAGGCGTATCCTGACGCCTTCTCCTCGGTCGAGTTCAAGGCCGAGGCTGATACGGGTGCCACCTGGGGCGACCTATGAAGGATCTTCCTGAACAATCACTAGCCCAACTCATTGATCGGCGCGTGCGCGATGCGCTGGCCGAGATGAGTGACCGTCCACCGAGGGATAAAGAAGCCCTCGCTGGGACCGTGGAGAAACTGCTTCGTGCCAAGCCATTGGCGGCAGATCACGGTCTTGACCTTTTGTCTGTCCTTAAGTCTATGGACCAACCTGGCCCCCGAGCCATTGATTCCGATGAGTGACTTCGACGCTGATTCCATCCTTAACTCCGCTGTTACCGAAGAAGAGTTCGACGGCAAGCGCCCGATGACTCCCGAGGGTAGCTACCCCGACTGCACGATCACCGATGTGCGTGCCTTCGAGCCCCATGAGAAGCAGAAGGAGAAGGGCGTGCAAGCCCGCTTCCTTGTGACCTTCGAGTGCCCGTCCTACGACGGTGACCTTTCGACTTGGATCAACTACAAGCGCCCGCTCAACGCGCGTGCTACCTACACCAAGCTGATCAAAGCCGTCTGGCCCGACAAGGCTGTGGCGACCAAGAAGACCCCGCGTGACCTCATCGGTGCGCAGGTCAACATTGCCGTCTTCCATGAGGAGGGCGACTACGGCAACTGGGCCGAGTTCCGGTTCACGCCTGTCCGCTGACCGGGTAATGCGCAGAGAGTACCTTGTCCCAGGTCCACTCTGAACGGCTGCGCATAACCTACGGGCCTGCTCCATTGGACTTCTCCAGGGGCAGGCCCACCTTACTTACTAGCTATGAACAACAAAGTCCGCGTCGTTACCCTCGGTGACGGCTACTCATTTATCTTCCTTCACGATGCTCAAGGTGTTCGCATGGTCAACCTCGAACACATCAAGAGCATGGTTCCCAACTTCCGCCTCGGCGGCACCATGATCTTCATGACGCACAGCGACAAGGCGATCACGGTAGACATTGACCCCGAAGAGATTGCAGCAGTCCTAATCAAATGAGCCTTCCCTCCCCTACTAAGCCCTACGCTTCTTGGTCTAAGTTCCTCGCTGATCTGTGGATGCACGGCATGTGCAACATGGATGAGAGCGCGGCGACCGATCACTCCCGCAACCTGACCAAGCCGCTGGCCGAGTCGTTTACACGGCGCAACGAGTCCAGCAATGTCCGGCCCTCGTCGTTCCTGTCGTGCGCTCGGCAAACTTACTTCTCTGTCCAAGGGCACAAGTCCGGCGACATGCCCGCCAACATCGGCAGCACCTTCGCTGTCGGTCACCTGCTGCATGAGTTCAGCTTCGCAGCATGTAGGTCCGCTGCCCCGGAGGGGCTGTGGGTTGCCTACGAGACGAGCGTCGATCTGCCCGAGTGGTGGCCCAAGGACGAAGAGAAGTTCAACCAGACGGGTCACATCGACATGACCCTGACTTGGACTGACGAGGACGCCAAGGCCAAGTACCTGGGTCCCGACGCACCGAGCGTGATGATCGTGGACTTCAAGACGATGGGCTCGTTCTCGTACAAGAAGCACGGCAAGACTGTGTGGGGCGAGGACCCCGATGGCTTCGGCTACCTCGGCCAAGTCGCTGTCTATGCTGACGCACTCGGTCTACTGGACAACGGTGTAATCATCGCCGGGATCAACCGTGACCAGTTGGCTGCTAAACTTCTGCCCCGCTGGATCGAGCCCGCCGCCCTGCGCGCAGAGCGAGATCGGGTTAAGATGGCTATCGAGATGGCCGTTCGTGGGGATGATCCCGGCGAAGAGTTCCTTGTACGACACGATGACGATGCCCACTTCTTCTGCGGACGAAACGGAAAGCCCGGATACTGCCCCTTCCGAGAAGTCTGCCGAGACAACCCAACTCGGTGACCTTGCGTCAACGCTGATGTCGCTGCCTGTATCTGACCTGTCTCAGATTGCAGCGGCGTCAGCAGCAATCCTCGCAGGCAAACTCCGAGTCATCCTTGCCGACGATGCAGAGCAAGAGTGACCCGGAAGTTGAGCAGCCTGCTCACTACAACGCGGGGTCCGTCGAGGCTATCGAAGCAATCGAGGCGTCGATGGACCCCGTAATGTATGAGGGCTACCTCAAAGGACAGGTGTTGAAGTACCTGTGGCGCTACCGCTACAAGGGCAAGCCCGTCCAAGACTTGCTCAAGGCGCAATGGTATTTAAACAAGCTGGTTGATAGAGTGTTCGAGTCAGAGAAGAAAGCACTCCACGATGCTTGAACATTACCTAAGCCTGCCGGGTCGGTACTACGACAAGGACCATTGGTATGCCTTCGAGCCTGAGTTTGACGCCGTGTCCAAGGACGCGAGCGTAATCTACCTGGGCTGCGGGCGCGGGTCTGCGCTGCTAGAGTTCAAGCGCGGGGTTGGCATCGACTTCAACCCGAACCTCGTTCCGCTCTGGCATACGCAGGGGATCGCTGACCGCTGCTGGAATGCACCAGTCGAGGAAGGTCTGGCCTGGGAAGACTGGCACTTCGATTGGACGATGAGCGTGGACTTCCTCGAACACTTGCAGCCCGACGCTGTTGACGCTGCGCTGTACGAGATCATGCGGCTCGCCCCGGCTGGTGTTCACATCATCGACCTAAAGGGCGAGTCCGCGTACCGAGGACCGAACGGTGAGAACCTGCACCCCAGCGCAAACGATGCTGAGTTCTGGGAGAACGCCTTCGCCCAAGCGCGACGGACTGCTGGACTGAACCCTGATCTGCTGGCGTTTAAACTTGTTCGTCGGGATCGCTTCCTGTCTGTTCGTTGGCCTGTTGCAGCCGATCAAGCAGAGCTTTCTGTTGGGCGTAACGCGCTCGGGCTTCCGCGCGAATCTTCTCTCGATGCCGCTCACGATATTTAGCGGCTGATCGCTTGGACGAGTTGGGGTTACGCTGCTTCCACTCGCGCGTCTGCGCTGAACGACAGGTGCGGCACACAGAGCGCAGGCCGTCACGGCCCTTGGAGTCAAAGCCGAAGTAAGCCGAGGTGTTCGGGAGTTCTTCCCGGCACTTGCTACAGGTCTTCTTGAGGGTCATCTTGCTCAAGGGAGAGGGCTGAGAGTTCTTTGAGGTACTGCCCGCACTTGGTGTGCAAGCGGTCGATCTCCCGCTGCACTTCCTTGTATGCGCCAGTTCGAGTCACATTGAACAGGACTTCACCGTAGCTCTGGTCAGGGCTCTGCGCCACCCTGCTGTGCAGGTCACGCTCAAGCTCCACCATAAGAGTGAACTCCTTGTGCCGGGAGAAAGCCAGGGCAGCGGCGAGGATGTTGACCTCGGGATCCTGCGGGTTCAGGTCGAACCGCTGCGCGTAGTGCGCGGCTAGTTCAAGCGTCGTTTGACGCACGATGGCAAGGCCCTCCGTATCGCCGAAGCGTTGCCGGGCCATGTCCTCGACAGACGGCAGGCGCTCGAACGAAGGGTCAGGCTGTTCCGAGCTTGCGGGCATCGACATAGCTATTCCTCTGTCTCTCTTGGACTAGGTAGGCCAGGGCAAAGTCAGGCACCAGCACACAGTCAATGTGCGTGTAGCCCAGTTCTCGTACAGCGTAGACGCGGTTAGTCCCGCCCCACACCATGTTCACGACGGGGCCGTCAGGAAAGCCGACAGGAATAATGCTGCCGCTGTCGCTGCCCGACTTGAGTCCACCCTTCGTTTCCTTGAAGTAATCAACGATGTCTTCGCGCGGCTTACGCACAACGATGACTGGGTTGAGTAGTCCCGTGTCGCCAATCGACTCGCGCACCTCGTCCACGAAAGATTGGACCGGACGCACCGGACAGTAGAGATCGTCCAAAGGCATTGCCTTGACCGGGAACCTGTCGATCACCACGCCTGCGTATTGCACAAACGAGGCCCGACTCCTCATGTGCAACTTCTTCATCGCTCAGGTACCAGCTTGCTGAACATCAGGAGTGCCGCAAGGGCTGCGTCGTTTTCGTGAGAGGTGCGGCAGCATTCGCCCAGCAGCGTTTGCACCGTCTCCTTGACCTCGGACTTCTTTGGGATCGCCTTGCGGTCGAACGGCTTGTCGAGTGCGCGGCAGACCGCACGCTTGAGCGAGAGCGGAGCAGCGTGACGGAACGGGATCGAGTGGTGGTGAGCCCAAGAGACAATGATCGTTGAGACTGCCCACAGGAATGCAGTCGTCCGGATCTGTCCCATGATGAACGGCGGCGTCTCGCTGGCGATAGCCTGGATCGGGCCGTACTCCTTGTGCAGCCGTTCGAGCTTGGGCCACAGGAACCGCACGAACATCAGCGGTTGCGTAGCCTTGCCGACTGCGCTGGACTCAGACCAAAGGAGTTTGGCTGCCTTGCCGTCATCCGAAATCTTGACCAAGCAAAGGCCAAGGTTGCGGTAGCCGGGATCTACACCTAGTACGATCATGTGCGGGGGCCTGTCCTCGACAGGTTCTTCAACTGTGTAAACAGATACTCTTTTTTCGCCATCACTTCAAGGGGTGGCCGAGTTCTCTTCCCACGCGGACGGAGGTCGAGCAGCGCAAGGGCGAGTTCCGCACGGTTGGCTTTGACCTTCATGTATGGGAAGACTGCACGCAGCACCAGCTCACAGTCAGCAGCACCCTGCACAAGCCAGCGGTAGCAAACCCTGTGGTGTTCGCTGCGCGGCTTGCCCAAAGTGTAGACGCGGCCCACCATGAACCGCGCCATGAACCAGTCGCAGATTTCCTGCGACACATTAGTGACCGTGACCGTCACGCGATAGCTAGGGTAGCTGCCCCGGTTATCGCGCGTGGCGTGGATGCTGCCGTCCGAGTCGATGAACCCCGCTATGTAAGCGAGATCATTCGGCGGGAGGTTGAGGTCTGGTTGCTGCAAGGACAGCGCGTAGCTTCGCCACCATCTGCGTGGGCGGCGGCGCGATCCAAGTCATCAGCCACAGTCCAAGCAGGCTGTACGAAAGCCATTGAGCTTGATCGAGAAGTTGGGAGATCATCTCCCAGACAGAGGTCGGAGCTTGCGGTTCCATTTGGGTCTCAACTATCGTGGCTTCGGCCAGCCCAACACCGACCGCTGCGCCAGCCGCAGCAGTTCCAGGGCCGCCGAGTGCGCCGAGTGCAGCACCCCCTGCTGCCGCACCGACACGGGTCAATGCCGCGCAAGCGGCGAAGAGCGGAAGGTAGCAGAAGATGCAGCGTTGTTTAAACATCAGCGGTTGCGAGCCTCCAGCATGGTGATGCGGTGTTCGATCTCCAGCATGAAGGCGGCGAGTTCCTTGTCCCGCGCCTCGCCCGCTTTCTCGATGTCGTCAACCCGAGACCACAGCATCGTGAGCAAGAAGACTGTGATCGCAACTAGGAGCCGCGAGACTAGAGAGAGAATCCTGTCTTCGAGCCGCTGGTTCATCTCGCCATACCTGCCTTCATCAAGCCCACCGCCGTGTGGTTGACCGCCTTGATGTTGTCGATGAGCTTCTTGCGCATACGCTCGTCCGAGGTAGCCGCAAGACGCATCTTCATCTTCTGGATCATGTCGCGGTACGAGTAGACCGCACGCATGGTCTCTTGGTGCGGGCTGGCCTTCTTGATCCCGAGACCAAAGTCCGAGTCCAAGATCCAACGCTCCGTGTCCGTGTAGTCCACATACGGCGACCGCTCCTCCTGCGTGGCGAAGCTGCCGTAGCCGAGTTCACGCGCCGTGTATTGCAGAACTTTAAACGGCCAGATCGCGTTCTGTGCCTGCTCGAACATTCCCCGGCGCGGGTAAGGGTTGCGCTCGCCGCCCGAGATTAGCTCGCCGCCACCAGTCATGATGCCGAAGATGCCTCCGTAAGACTGGATACCTGCGTCACTAAGTTGCCGCTCCATCAGCCTCGGGCTAAACGGGTGCGCAGAGTCACCGAAACCAAACGCCTCGGCAAACGGGATAGCGAGGCGGTCCCCGAAAGTTGCCAGCGTAAGAGCGGCCTCGAAGTTGGCGTTCAAGCGGCCAAGATCGACGCGGTACTCGCCGAGCTTGAGGTGGGCCTTACCCTCGTCAGTAGTCACGATGCGCTGGTTCTTGATCGTGTTGGCAAGACGGGAAAGACGGGACGGGTTCTCCGCAAACTTGCTCCATGCCCAAGGCATGTAGTGGCGCGGGAAGCTGTAGTAGCTAATCGCACGCCGGACGCCATTCCGCTCAAACGGAGTCAGCCGCTCGTAAGGAACATGCGCGTTCTTCGCAATCTCAACCGCACGCTCAAGCGGGTGGCCTTCACGGGCCAGCCCGATAACCGTGGACATGCGGTTGATAACCTCGCCAGTCTCGCGCAGTTCGCCAGCGGTGCCGCCCAGCTTCTCGGTAAGGCGATCAAAGAAACCGCGCACCTTTCCGCCAAGAAGATCGCCAGTACCGATGGCAGGCCCGCCCTCCATGAGTGCGGCCATGCGCATGTTGATCAGACTGTCCGAAACCGTGCGCGATCCACGCGAGATCGAGGTAGCGAAGGTACCGAACAGGTTGCCCTCGGCAGCAGCCTGCATCAAATCGTACAGCGATAGCTGGCGACCGCCGCCCAGATCAAGGCTTGCGTTCGGGATCTCACCCAGGCGACTTGCCCGAAGAACTTCCGGGTCAATATTGTTGGGCAGCGATCCGCCTGCGCGACGGATTGCATCAACGACATCGTTGTGGGGCAGTAGCGTGACGCCGCTGTGCGTCATGCCCTGGACATCCAGCATCGAGGTGGTCTGATCAGCGTGCTTAAGGAAGCGCGTGTCTCCCCAAAGCAGCTTCATCGTGTCCATGTAAGACGCGGCTAGGTTGTTCGGACTAACCCCAGCCGCACTTGCCTGAAACACACCCGATGCCAAGTTGTAAGCCTGGAACGGGACACGGAACGCCGTCTGGAACAGCTTGATCCCGTAGTTGATCGTGTCGAACATGCGCCAACCTTCGGGCGCAACCTTCGCGGTGTTGCTTACAGCCTTGGCCGCTGCCGTGATAGTGCGTTGGTTGCCAAAGACAACCTGCGTGTCCATAAGCTGATCAAGCGCGGCGCGGGAAGTCAGGTTACTGGCGTCGATCCAGTCGCCGTCGAGGTCAGCCTTGGCAGAAGCCCTGACGAAAGCCCTAGAACTGGTCGGCTTTACACCAGAGGTCGCCTCGTCAGCCATCCGGCCCAAGGGCAGAAAGCCGAAGCCCGACTCCTCGATGCCAAGCGAGACGATGTGTTCGTCGCCATCGTCGGTCCTGATCTTGATGTATTGGGGAACAACATCTTCGGTCTGCTCAAGCTCTCTCAGCGCGAGCGTCGTAGTGCCCTGCTCAGGGTCGGTTGTCCGACGAACGCTGCTGCGCAGGAACTTGCGACTGATTGGGTTCTTGGCGCTGTCGAGGACACCGACAACCGTACCGCCCAGGGCAAGGGACTCACCCGGAGCTTTGCCCGATGCCTTGAGGAAGGTACCGAAGAAGTCCTCGATAGAGGCTTCCTGCTGGGCGCTGGACAGTCGCGTCAGTAGCGAGGCAACCGGGTCACTACTGAGGCGCGTCTCGTCGTAGGGCATCGCGTGCCCGCGAACGGTGTAGCCCTCATCCTTCATGACCTCCTCTAGCTCATCGAACCAACGCTGACTGTTGGGGTCACCGGAAGCAGAGGCTTCGCGCAGCGCAGCGTGCAGTTCGTCAAGCTCGTCAACAGTCAGCGAGTCAGTAGTTCGTTTAAACCGAGTCGAGTTCCGCATACCCAGGCGGGTAGCAATCTCGGTGTCGGTGCTGTCCATGTTGCCGATGATGCGCTCAATGCGGGCACGCCCGTTCTTACTAAAGAACCTGCCCAGGTAGCCGATAGGTGAACCGGGACCAAAGACTCCCGACTCTAGGCTGGCAAAGAAGATGGACTGCTGCACGCCGCGCATACCGTCAAGCAGAGCCCGCGCCTTCGGAGGCAGAGCTTCAAGAACGATGTCGTCCACAATCGTGGAGATGTCGTTCATCGCAGAGTGAATGTCGTCCAGCAGTTCGTGCGGGATTACCGGAGACTCAACGCCAGCTTTGGTTTGTGCCCTGAGGTAAGCACGCGCCTCGTTCACAGCCATGCGTGCTTGCCCATACGCCATCGCGTACTCGGTCGGCTGGCGTGACGAGGCAACGACACCCTCGTCAAGCAGGTTCTCCATAAGGTCAATGTCCCCGCGCTGAATACGAACAGGGTCCGAAACCTCGCCCGGAAGTTTAACCTTGATAGGCTTTACGGGGCCGTCGTAACCAGACTCACCGCGCTTGAGTTTCTGCGTCCTCGACGCGGCACGACTATCCTGCGCGGAACGGAGGCGTCGGTAGTCCAGGCCGTCGCGGTAACTGTATTTAGCGCCCAGTTCATTCCAGCCCAGGATCTCGGTCTCGTCAAAGACGGTGCCCTTCCCTGCGAGGATGTCCTGACCTTCCTTGCCGATAGACCGACGCAAGGTAGAAATCTCAGACAGCGGAATGTCGATCTTGCGCGTACTCGGGATCAGGTCCGGACCGTACTTAGTGCGGTAGTTATTGTTCGACGCCAGCATATCGCGGACGGCTTGCATGGCCTCGGAGACCGTGCGGTACTCCTGCTTCGTACTCAGACCAAGGCGGCGCATGTGGCGGTCAGACAGGCCAGCGTAGCTACTGAGCCTGTAACCGTTCTCAGTCATGTGCAGTTGCAGCTTGTATGCGTCAAGCTCGCTGCGTGCCTGCTCGCTCGTCCAGCGCGTGCGTCCGTCCTGCCAAAGCGGGCGCTCAACAAGCTCCTCCCGTTTGATCCGGCGGTTACCCTTCTTGCCGCCGCGCCGCATCGACTCGATGACCTCGGCGTCCGTCAGCCCGTGCCTAGCTTTAAACGCAGCAAGGTCAGGGTTCTCGTCGATGAAGCCCGCGACCTCCTTCGGCGTCATCTCGCGCTGCGCCTGGGACTCAATCTCCATCAACGAGCTAGTGATCTCGTCATCACTAAGCTCGCCAACAAACCTGCCGCTTTGCCTGCCGCCGTACAGCGTGTGCTTGTTATGCGCACGCCGCATCAGGGCTTGATCAAAGCGGTCAAACTTGACGCCCTCCCTGTTAACGATGCCTGCGATCTGATCGAAGCTGGTAGTAAGCTGCTGCTTGTCCAGCGCGGGCAGCATACTCCCGATCTCATCGTTGAAGTTGGCAGCGATGCGGTCGCGCACAATCTGAGGCAGACCACTCGAATCGAGCAGTCCCTCAATAGCCCGCATCGAACCGTGGTGCCGCGTAAGGAAAGTCTGGAACGACCTGAGAACTTCGTCCGCGTTCTTCGGGTTGATGCGAGCAAGGCTCGTAGCCGTGACCAGTTCGTCGGTCAACGGTCGGCCCGTCATCATGTGGTAGAGCAAGGACTCGACATCCTCGGCCCGCGACCCAGGCATCTCTAGCAGGGCTTCGTTCAGCCCCTTGTAGAACGCCTTGCCCAGCTTGTCCACGCGGTCCTGCCCAGCAGCCGCCTCCTCGATGAGCTTCTGCACACCCTTGGCGTTGAACGCCGAGCGCGTACCCGTGACGAAGCCTTGGTTGATTAGCGCCTTAGCCTTAGACCCCGTGCTGAAAGCAAGGTCAGACAAGAAGGCAAACACATTGCCCTCGTCGCGCAGAGCTTTGCGCCTGTTACCGAGTTGCCCGACAAGCTCGCCAAGCTCGTTCTGCTTGAGCGTGGTAGTCAGTTCGCCGTTGTTCAACAGGGAGGCGGCAGAGTCGTAGAACGACTGCGCGTCATCGAGACGCCTGCGCAACGCCGTGCGAGCAAGCTCAGGGCTCTTAGCAAGTTTAAACTTCGCCGGGTCCTTGGCTCCCCGACCAATCAAGCGAGACCAAATCTGGTCCACGCTATCGTTCTCAAGAATGTTGCCCGAGTATTTACGCATCACCTTCTCGAAGGCGTCCTGCGTAGTCATGCCCGCTGCGGTGAGCTGGTCGAATGTCTCCATAATGTCTTCTGTCCTATACTTAGACAGTTGAGGCACAAGTTCGCCCGCGCCGTTTACACGGTCGGTCCAACCCATAAGTCGGGCGTCCTCGCCATTCTTAATGGTGCGGGCGGCGTGCTGGATCACAGCGCGGGTTTCCTCGCCCGCTCGCCAACCGCCCCGGAACTGCCTAACGGGTTCAGTTAGTCCGCGAGTCGTTGCGCCGATGATCGGGACCTTGCCCAAGCCGTCGCCAGCCATGCGCGTAACCGCCGCAACGCCGAGTTTGTCCGCAGCCGCGCCCGTTGCCGAACCAGTCAGCTTCCACCAGTTCTGATGCGCGGTCGGGACCTCGATCCGAAGACCAAGGTTCATCAGGCCAGGAAGACCGACAGCAAGTTTGCGGTCTGCCGTCCTCTTGAGCGTGTCCGACAGTAGCTCGTCAGGCGTAATGACGCCCTTGCTAAGGCCTCGCTCGTATGCGTCAAAGTTCTGACCGAACTTCTTGCTGGTTCGAAGAGGTGCGTTGCCAGTCCTGGCGGTCTTGATTACCTCTTGGAAGTCTGCGTTAGTAGCCGTGCGCAGCCAGTCGTCGGTCAGCTTGCCCTGCGACTTAGCCGTTGCCTCCACAGCCTCACGCACCGCAGAGTTACGCAGCATTTGCGTAGCTCCCTTCGCGCCCTTGCCCAGAATCGAAGTGACCCCGCCCAGGTAGAAGAGCGGGTCGGACAGCATGGAGGCCGCAAGCTCGCCGCCGAAGCCTGGATCGAACCCCATAGCCTTAGCCATGTAGTCCGGCATGATGTCTTCCTTGTGGTCGTCAATCATGCCCAGTCCAGGGACCAGAGCAAAATCAAGGAGACCCTTCTCACTAAACAGGTCGATGTTCTCGTCCTTCGCCGCGCGGATCACGCGCCAGAGAACCTGCTGCGGAAGCCCGAGAGTCGAGTTCCAAACGCGGTCGAATGTGCCCGCCTGTTGCCTAGTGTTGTAGAGACTCATTACTGCGCGTAAGACGCCTTAGTCTGAACAGCCCAAAGGATCATCGCTTTGTAGTGGGGATCCTCAAGGTCATCAAACCCTTTGACCTCTTCCAGAATACCCCGAACTGTCGGGTCTGTGATGTCGTTAACCCTCATCTCAAGGATGTCTTGGTTACTCGCCATCGCCTGAACATCCCTGGTTGAACGACCAAAGACGGCTGTCGAAGCATTAATAGCAGCCTGCCTCTCGTCACCATCCGGGTAGCGGTTGCTGTCTGCAACAAGATCGCCAAGCATCAGGCCCGCGCTATCGAACAAGTTCATAGCAACCTCTTCGGAGTTAATCGCCGTCCCAAGCTGCTGCTCAAGGGAACCGAGAGTGCGGTTTGCCGCCTCAGTAGGCAGCCCGATACTGGGGTCACCAGCAATCGGCGTGAGTGCCGACTTGATGGCTTCCTGAAAGTCGCTAGAGCTAAGGTTCAGTACGCGATACTCTGCTGCGTGTTGAAGGATGCCCAGGGCAAGTTGCCTTTCGAGCATCCCACGGAAGCCGCGTTCGTCGCCAGCAACCTGCTGCTTTGCCGAAAGAGTCTTAACGGTTTTCTGCACATCGCCTTGTGCGCCGCTGAGACTCTGGATGTCTAGGAACCGCAGGTCTTCCGGACCTTCTTCGCCGTCAGGATCGAATGTAACAACGGCCTCGTAACCACGGACCCCTGTCTCTCTGTCGCCGATTAGCCCGGTGCTGATCCGACTTAGATCCGCGACAATCTCCTCGCCCCGTTTGACTTCGGCAGCAACCTCTTCCGGACTCAGCACCGTCGAGCCGTAACGATCACGCTCAAGGTTCCTGATCTCTTGAGTGACCGGACCAAAGCCCATGCGCGAAGGCGTCATACCGCTACGCTCACCGAAGAGGTCAGTCGTACTCATGCCGCCGCCTACAACCAGCGCCGTGTACGCGCTGCGCGGGTCGCTTTCGATTGCGGCCCTGATCTCGCGCTGAATCTTGTAACCCTCAAAGTCGTTTGACGGATCAAAGCGCGTGTTGTACGCAAACTGGTGCAAACTCAGCGCGTCAAACAGGCGTCGGTACTCCATCTCAAACTCGTCACCCCGATAGCCAGAAGCCTCTTGGTACTTCTCGATTTCGTTGGGGCTCAAGTCCTCAAATGCCTTGACCTTGTACCCGTTAACGACACCAGCCAGCGGGCTCTGAGCAGCAACTCCGGTACGAAGTCTCTGCGTAGCATGTGTGTAGGAGCCCTTCTTGCTTTTGCTGATCGATGGGATCTTAGTCAGGCTTTGCCAAGTGACCAAGCTGTCGGCGTCATCGCCGCCCATCGTTGCAAACGACGGCACCGTGAATGTCCCGGTGAGAGAATCGAAGATGTCCTGGCCGCGCAGATCCAGCTTCTCGCTGCTGCCGTATGACCGCTCATCGGTCTCCTGCCTAAGTTTAAAGTTGCCCAGGTCGGGGTGAAGCGGGCTGCGATAGAACTCGCCGCCTTCACTAAAAAAGGTCCCGAGAGTCGTACCTAGCTTTTGGCGCAGCGCAGTCTTGACCGGACCATCGGTCATACTCTCGATGCGCCTAGACAAGACTGCTGCTTCCACAATAGGCTCATCAGTCTCGCGGTCGAAGTTACGCTCAAGGAGTTGGCCGTAAATAATGTCTACCGCTTGGTCAGGTAGGGCAGCGCCCGCCTCACCTAGCCTAGCCCCTTGATTGGCACTCCAAGTAATCTGCCCCGCAATAGCGTCTTCAAGATCAATGCCCTCGGCAGCAAGGGCTCGAAGCAGTTCCTCCTCGGGCAGTCCGGCATGTCCAAGGTCGGTAACCAACTCAAGTTGCGTGGCCTCGGCAAGCTGCCTCGTTTGAGTGTAACTCTGGATCTCGACGCTACGGTCGCCGTTGCGAGCAAGGCGCTGAACCTGACTCAGCAAAGTCTCTGCGTCAGCGCGGCCAGCGTCAGTCGCAAGACCTGCGTAGACTTCTTGAAGAAGACTTTCGGCATTCGCGTTCGTGCGATCAAGCAGCGGAACGATGTACGCCTCGTAGTCGTTCCCGAATACCGCCCTCAGTTCCTCCTCGCTACGCGACCTAAGAGACGAGAGCGTCTCGTCAATATCGTTGCCATGTACCCCGACATAAGCGTCGAGAAGCTGGTCTCTAACCTCAGGGTTAGCAACGATCTCGGGCGCGAACATGGACGCAGAGAGATCAAGGTTACTCGGGCTAGTTTGGAGTGCCCGTTGATCACGAACTCTGGAGTTACCTACCGCCAAGCTCGTTTGCAAACCAATCGCGGAAGAAGACAGACCAGCGTAGCTACCGGGGAGGCCCGCAAAATCACCCGGACCACCGGGCTGGAGCATCGGGTTGTCCCCCGCTGCGTCGTACCTGTCTTGCCAAGCGGCAAGTTCTGACTCAAGATTACTAAGCGCAATCGCCCTGTCGCTAACGCTTGCAATCTCAGCGATCTCGCTGCCTCGGAGGAGCAAGCCGTCAAGATCGGCTTTTAGGCCACTAACTTTAGTCTTGGCGTTGTCCTCGTCACGCTGCACCTGCGCAATCGTCAGGGTCGGAGATCCATCCGGATCGACCGTGATGCCGCGAGCCTGTAGCTGGGCCTCGGCTTGCGTCCGGGGCTCCATCGCTGCAAAGTTTCGGAGGGCACCCTGCCCTCCCATCGCGTTTACAGCGTTGGTTGCCCAGACAGTCGCGTCTGCATCTGCTGGCGCAAGGTTAGGGTTGCTTCGCTGGAACGATTGCAGGACGGCAGGACTAGTCCGCATCAGCGAACCAAGCTGCGCGATTGCCTTGGCGTTCTCGGAGCCGTGCTTTAGGTCATGCTCCATCCGACGCATTGCTGCGTCGTGGTTGCGGTCCATCTGCTTCTGGGCAGCCTGGAACTGCATGTCCTGCATCCGGGTGAATGCGTTCCATGCACGCTGTCGCGCTCCCTCGTCACGGGCCGCGATGCGACCAGCGGCCTGCTGCGCACCCTGCGGCCCCGACGCGACCAAAGCTCCGAGGATTTCGCCGACATTGGCAAGCCCCATCGCAGGGTTCGACTGGAGTTGCGGCGGCTGGAACTGAGGCGCCAGCCCTTGACCAAGGTTGTAATCAGTCATTGCGTCGTAGTACCCCACATCCAGCTAAGGTCCCCAAGACCAGACACATACTGTTGCACCGCTTGCGGCGTAGCGGAGGGGTGCTGTTGCATGTAAGTGTTGGCAGCACCAGCCCGGAACATGCCTTCCATCTGAGCTTGGTTCTGCGTTGCCTGCTGCGCCATCATCTGCTGCTGTTGCTGGTTCGCCATCTGGTTAGCGCCGTAGGCGCTGACGCCCTGGCCGATAGCACCGATAGCTTGAGCCATGCTTTGACCAGCAGCGGCACGCTGGTTAAGCGCCTCTTGTGTAAACATCTGATCAGCGGAGCCGCCAGCCATGAGTAGCTGGTTGACCTGAGACTGCATTCGCTCAGTAGCACCAATGATCTGGTTAGTGAGTTGCACACGCGACTGCATCTGCTGCTGCTCCCGACCAAGGTACTGGCCCAGCATGTCGCCAAGCAGTTGGTCGCGCATCTGCATACCCGTGCGCCCGACTTGTCGGTAACGCGAGGCACGATCCTGACCACGGCGAGCCTGGATCGCAGAAGTCGCGGCAGCCTGCTGGAACGCAGGCATGTCCATAGAGCGGAGCGTTCGCAGCGTGTCGATCTCGCGCGTCAACGCCTGACGAGTGTCGCCCGCCTTCTGCTCGTAGTATTGACGCAGACGCTTCGCCTCGCGCTCCGCACGCCGCGCAGCTTTCTTCTGCTCGTTGGCACCGAACAGGGCACCGCCTGCACTAATCGCGGCTCCTGCCGCTGCCCACATCCACGGCATCTAACGATCCTCCCCTGGGTCAGTTGTGTAGCTCAGTTCCAGTTCTGTGAGTCCGACTGCCTGTCCCACGGGGGACCAGAAGAGAACTCGTTCGTACCGTTGGTTGTTGTTGACTCCGAGTCGAGTGCTGACTCCAGAACCTCCTTCGTCAACGATGCTAGTGGGGGCAGATTCAGCATCAACGAATCCGGATCGGTTGGCGGGGTCGGCAGGGTAATCGCTACCTTGCACAGCCCCCCACCAGTCATCTCCTGCGTCAACTCCAACATCCACATACTTAAGGTCTCCTCGCAGTTTAAACGGTCCGGTGTCGATCATCGTGCCCCAGTAGCCAACGCCCAGGTAGGCGTGGAGACGCACGCTGTGAGTATCGCCGTGGACATCAGTCCAAGTCGTTTGGATGTCGAGATCCTCCTCGACTGTGACCACATTACCAGCAATCGAGGCCACGGTGACCGTCTGCCTGATCGCCGGGTTCAAGCGGAGCGCACCCGTCTGGCGGTCGTTGACCAGCGTCATCCTCATGCCGACCTCAACCCCGGTGGCGCTGGCAAGAGTGACGGTGTTAGCTGCGTTGTTCCAGCTAGACGCGATCACTTTCGTCGCAGGCGTATCTGCCACCACATCGTCTTGATAGACGCTGGCAGATCCCGCAGAAGGGTAACCAGATCGATGTACCCATTGGTCAACGCCGTCCACATCCGTGCAGGAAAGCGCACTACGGTCCTCCACATACCATTGACGCCGCGCAAAGTGGAAGCGTAGAGCGATTCCAGTTTCTTCATTGATGACGAAAAGAGATCCAAGGCTAGAGGAGACTGAGAGTCTTGCGGAGTCAGGGGGAGGAAGAAGATCAAGGACGGGTAGGCCGATGTCCTCGGCTTGGCCGTCACCCGTGATTGCCCAGAGCGTGCCGTTGTAGGCGTAGGCAATCCCCTTCTCGACAACGAGGCAGCGTTGCGACCAAGCGCCGACGCCGCCGCCCATCGTGTTGGCGACAGGTTGGAGCGGGGTGCCGTCGAGGAAGACGCCGTAGGACTTGCCGAGCAGGAGGACCCGCGAGTTACGCGCGTCACGCGAGGCGAGTTCGATGGCGGCCCGAATCGGGCCATCCTCGCGGACCGGAAGGTCGTAGAGGTTTTCGAGCGGGAACGACTCCCACGATGCAGGCGACTCCGCGAAGTAGACGCGCGGTTGCGTGGTGTCGAAGATGCCGAGGTAACCCTTCCACTCGAAGATTCCACCAGGGTTGCGAGGCACAAGGCCCGTCGTCGCTTCGAGTTGCGAGCCTAGGATGCCGTCCGAAGAGGTGTCGGTGTACGAGGTGTTGCCTCGCGGGATCTCGCTCAAGAAGTAAAGCGGCGCGTCCCGGCAAGCACGCCACGCATCGCTGACGGCATCCGGGTTGGGCTGACCGCTTTGGAAGTCATCGACAACCGGGACGATCTGCGTCCGGAAGATTTGGATGCCGCGAATGGAAGACTCAGGCGGCTCAGGGAACGGCACAAAGTATTGCGTCGTAGTCGAGTCAGAGTCATCGAGAGCATCAAGAACCGAAGCGCCCTGGCGAACATAAACAGCGTCCGCTCCCTGCTGTTTAAACCCACCGCTGAACTCGAAGGTACCGACCTGATCCATCGCGGTCGGAGTGTCCTCGTCATCGAGGTCCGGCTTCATGAACCGCGCGTAGTAGATCAGATTGCTCCACTCGTTAGGAGGCACGCGCGTCGAGAGGTACGGTCCAAAGGTCTCGTCACCTTCGCCGCCGCCTTCGGCTGAATACCGCTCGCCGTCCCACATGCGGACCTCGGCGATATCGACATCGTACTTCTGGTCCAGGGCAGGGAAGCCGCCGACTGTAAACAGACCGTACTGGTAGGGGCCTTTGCTGGGCTCGGGGTTTTTGTTTATAGGCGTGGACGGGTCACCGGAGAAGGTCTCGCCCCACTCTCCGGTGTTGCCGTCGATGAACACCCGCTCAAGGTAGAGGTCAAGAATGTCCTCAGTTGTTCCGGGGCGCTGGTACTGCTGGAAATATAGCGTGAGCCAAGTGAACTCTTCGAGATCAATGACGCCTGCAAACTCATCAAAGGTCTGCGTGTCTGCGCCTTGCCACCACTTGCGACTGCTGATCTCGACGGCAACTTCCTTGCCCGTGCCGATAGCAAGCGAGCCGTCGTTGCGGTCGGTGATCTCGATCCACATAGGGATCTTGTTGCGCTCGTCGGTAGACCAAGAGCCAGCGGGCTTCGCCATGTCCCAGCCGTAGGCTAGGCAAGGCGTGGAGTTGCCCGAGTCAGTTATGACTACATACGGCTCTACATTAGTAGTGTTCTCGGCTTTAAAGGGGCAAGGAAGCTCGTTCTGTGCGTCCCAACCGTACTCGTTCTGAGTCTTGCTAGTGTCGCGGCAGAACCCGATGTCTACCTCAAGGCTTTCGTTAAGTGGACCGTTGCGTCCCGCGTAACGCTCAAGGGCCTTGTTAGCAAGGAGTGTAAACGGGAAGTCACGACGCCACATCCTGCCGTGGTACAGCACGGAGGCTTCGTGTAGCCCCTTCATGTTGGCAAAGCCCCATGTCCATTCTTGGGAGTAAGTGCCGGTTGCTGGATTATAGACAGTGAAAAGATTCCAGATCCTCGTCCTATACCCGGTCCAAGAATCTTGCAGGCGGCCCATGCCCCATGCGACATGCCTGCGGCCAGGGTGAGCGCCGGAATACCCGACACCCCAGAAGTTGTTGAAGACTTTTTCCGTGTCGCCGCTGCCGTCAGTCCAAGCCCAGCCGTCACCGCCCGCCTGCTCTACCGTGTGATCGTAGACATGCACACGAAGAGAAGAGCCAGTAGGCTGACCAACATAGTTACCAGCACGGCGAACAAAGACGCAGTAGTCGTGACCGTCTTGGAAGTTGTAGAGGAACGCCTGCTGATAAAGATCGTTGTCGCGGTGGTTGCTGCCCGAAGGTGCGTCACGGCAAACAACCAGAAGGTTGTCGCCAGGCTGAGCGCCAGGGTAGTCAGTCGCAGGTTGAACCGAAACGACTAGCTGATTCAGGCGGTAGTGATCACTACCACCGCCTGTCTCGTAGTGCTGGTCGTTTGCACCGACCCTAAAAAGAATCTGATGACCCGCAAAATGCGAGTAGCGGAAAGCGAACTGGAAGCAACACTCTCTCTGATTTTGGGCCAGCCAAGGGAACTGCTCGCCCGCGTTGTAGCAGCCCATTGTCCGCTGGTAGCTAGTCGAGGTCTGACCCGGAGCAAGGCGGGTCACGCCCTGCGAGAAGACCGTCTCGCGGAACTTGTCGAACTCGCTAAAGCGCACCGCCAGTTCAAGCGTGCGGCCTTTGCCATCGAGGTCGCCGTAAGTCAGGTTGTGCTGACCGCTACCGTCCGTGTCCCTGAACAGGAAATGCTCTACCGTCTCGGTCGATGCAAGGCCCTTCGTCGGGTCTTCGTCGTAACCTTCGCATCTACCGTAGGAAATGCCGAACGGCGTTTCGCCCGGCAGCCCGAAGCTCTCAGCGCCCAAGAAGACATTGACTCCGCCGCGTGCATCGACGGGATCGAGATCGAAAGCAGGGCCGACAGTCCCGTCTTTAGTAACAAAGCGGTATGCGTATCGAACGAATCCGTCGATAGGTCCCACGCCTTGAGGCAGGCAAGTAACCTTAGTACCGGGACGAGGGATGCCGAGGGGTCGGAAGGTCTGGTCAAAGTCGTCGATCACATAGCTGACCCCGTTGGAGGTCAGGAACGATTTGTTACCGCGCCGCTGCACAACGGCGTCTTTCTTGATCGACTTGCGCAACTCGCCCGAGTAGCCATCGCTGGGCGAACTGCTCGACATTAGGTAGCCACCAGTCGCGGCCACATAGCTGCCGCCAGGGAATCCACCCTGCATGTAGTACGGCGGCGCAGAAGACATCCGCGTGCCGAGGTAGCTGTTCAGGGCGCGGTTGCCCCGGTCAATGATCTGGTCCCCGTAGACAGACGAAGTGTCGTAGTAAACGACCGCATCGCCGAGGCCGCTGAATGTGTAGTCCGCGTTGTTGTGCAGCGCAAAGCGGATGATGCGGCCTTTAAACGGCGCGGTGTTCGCAACATCAACTCGGTCGCCGATGATGAAACTAAGCGTCTGGTCGTAGTTAAAGACCGCAGGGAACGGTGCGGAACTCGACACGGAAGTAAGCGCGCCACCGATAGGCTGCACCCCGAGCTTCATGTTCTGAACATCGCGGCCAGCAAAGACATTGTAATGACCGCCTGCCGTCAGAATGCGTGTGTTCTGTACCTCGCCGCTGTTGGCGTAGAACGACTTGAAGTAGAAGTTGTTGCCCACCTGAACAATCTCAAGGCGGCAAATGTCTTGGAACTCGAAGACTACCCCAGCCTGTAGCGGGCGGTTGGGCAGCTTGAGTTCAAGCTGGAACATCCACTCGTAGCGAGCAGAGGCGTTGATCGGCGTCCAGTAGTATTCGTCGAAGTCGAGGTAGAACGGCACCTCGATGATGCCGCCGCCACCGAAAGTAATCTCGTCGCCATCAACCGTAGGGTTGGTCGGCACAAGGTAAGACGCGATGGTCTCGGTGTCCGAGTTGGTGTAGGCGAACACATCGCCGCCCTCGGAGAAGTTCTCATGCCAGAGCAGCTTGTAGTTGAGCGACGGCGTAGATGACGGGGGGTTAAGCAGTTCGGAAACGCTTGCCTGATTGCCGTCAACAAGCTCAAGGCGAGGGTTCCAGAACTCTACCTCTTCGCTTGCGTCAGACGGGTTGGCGTACCAAGCGGTGCGAAGCTGTGCGCTGGTATCCGAAGCATCATTCCATTTCAGGTCATCGAAGTTGATCGCCTCGTATTGAGTGCCGCCAATAGACCAAATACCTGTCTCTGCGTCGTTAGTCGTACCGGAGTAATCGTGCGGACGAAGGTAGGCAACAACCAGATACCATGTATCGTTAGTCGGCAAGTCGATGCCAACGCGGAAATAGTTCGTACTTGCGCTTGTGTCTACGGCTTTGCGGGGGCCGTTAGCAAAGCCCCACATAAACGAGCCGGCAGTTGACGGCTGTTTACACCACACGCTGTAGCGATACGACTTGGTTGGATCGACGGTTACAGTCGGCGTATTAAACCCGCCGTCAAAGACATTGCCGCTTTCTTCATCAGAGCCTACCCAGATAACTGAGGTGTTGCTGTGCGGGTCAGTCCGGTTGGCGCGGAAGTTTTCGCCAGTCGCGCCCTGCGCAGTCCAAGAGCCGACATCGCCCGTGCCTACAGTCCAATCGTCAATGGAAGTAAAGAGATCGGTAGCAACGCTAACCGTCTCGCCAAGCGTTGTGCCCGAAGTGTCGGGCGTCAGGTCGGCGGCAAAGGTTTGGTAGTCGCTCTGGGTGAACTCAGTCTGGTCGTAGAACTGGAAGTTCGTGATGACCACTTCTTCGAGCGTTGCCAGAGTCGTGCCAACAATAGGTCCAAGCAGGCGCAGCGTTGACTCAGCCTCTAGCCAAGCCTGGTTAGCCAGGGTGTTATGGACATACCCGGTGTTGTCGAGGTTCCACTTGGCAAGACGGCTGCTCGCAGTCAAGCGGCCCATCGCAATGCGGTAGTCGCCAGCAGCGCCAAGGGGTAGCGTTTGTAGTGCGTTACCCGTAACGGTGCTACGCCACACAAGCGAGTAGAGCGCAGACTCTTGGTCGTACTCGATCTGCGCCTGCATAGCTTGCAGACGCGCAATGGGGTACACCGCGTTCTGCGTTGCGCCTGCGGTAATGCGGACGGTGCAGATCAGAGACCACTTGTCTGCCGTAAGGTCGCCCGAGAAGTCCTCGTCGATGTAGACCTCGCCCTCGTTTACATCGACCGTGACGCCCAAGAGGTTAGGCGTTGCCGTCGCGGAGCGGACGCTGCCCTTGCGCCGCTTGAGGAACAGAGACTCCGGGTCGATGTCTCGCTTCTCGTAGACAGCGGGGAGCTTTGCGCCGCCCGAGAGCGGCGACGACTTACCAGCATCCGCCATGCCGGGGTTGCCGACCTGCCTGTTCATCGGCAGGTTGTCGAAGCGGATGTGGCTGCTAGGCATCAGGTGATGATGGTGCTAGGGAAGCTGGGCGAAGTGAGGTCGGTACTCAGCGGGTTAGTGCCGTCGCTACTAACGCTGCTGTCGCCAGTAATAACAGTCGAGATGCTCGACTCACCACTCGGAACGGTGTCGTCCTCGTAGTTGACGCTGACTCCGGTGTAGAAGCCTTCGAGGAAGTCGGCACCCGGGTTAGCGCAGTTCCAGTAGTGCAGCAGCGTTTGGACCGGATCCTTGTAAGCAGGGCTAAACGCGGCGCGGTCCATGTAGTTGACTACGAGGCGCATACCGACCTCGGTGCTAAAAGTGTTGTATTCAACGAAGAGACCGCCGTCGCAGAAGTAACCAAACAACTCGTCGTGACTCTTCCACGACGGGCTTCCAGCGGTGACCGCTCCGGTACAAATATATTCCCGACCGTCCTGCGAGTCGGGGTGCGCATTCCAGCCGCCGCGCGTTCGGGCACCCACATCCCAGTTGCTAGGCATAGTCATCAGGCTAAAGCCAAGCGGCGCAGACATGTGGCGAGTAGCGTCCTCGCCAGTTCGAGGATGCTCGATCTGCTTGCGAAGTTCTGCGTCTGTAGTTGCGGCCTCGTTTCGGGCCGACGCCATGAACGAAGCCGTAACCGAGATGATGTGAACAGGTTCGCTAACAATCGGGACCGTCTCGAAAGTACGGTCGCTGGTGTTACGCAGAAGTAGATCAACATGCGCAGTCTTGATGTGATCGGGGTGGATCCCCGCACGCAGCCCAGAGATGGACTGCCCGCAACAACAAGAGCTTTGTCCGCAATCGCCGCAGGTCATGTCTTCGTGTAAATCTGCTTGGTGTTTGCCGTGTTCGACAGCGCGTCAGCCGTGTCGTTGACGGCGCTGATCGCCATGCTCGCCTTGATCTGGTTGGCGGTTCCACACCAAGTCAGCCAAGCCATGCGGGCGCGTTCGAGGATCGCGTCAAGCGCGGCCTCGGGCCAGTTCAAGTCGTGCGCATCGTCCGACATCTGGTAGTCGGACTCCATCTGCACGATGGTGAATCGCTCCGTCTCGGTGGGCGCGGGCCAGAGGCTCACGAACGAGCGGGCGTTGTAGTCGTCGTACCGCTGCTCAAAGTATTCCGGCGTGCCCGTTGCGAATGGATCGCGCCGCGCAAGCATCGGGTCGAACTGGAGCATGTTGCGCCGCTGACCCGAGCCGCGATAGACCGCCGTGACTTGCCCGGTCGTGGGCAAGAGGACCGAGCGGCGAACAATCTTCGAGGCGTTTGTGCCCGTGTAGTTCCGCTCAAGCGTGTAGCCGATGTCGAAGACTGTCGTGGCCGTCTGCTTACGAATCAAAAACTTGGTAGTGCCCCCTGTCTCCTCGCAGACAATGATGTCTTGCGGCGAGATAAACCCAGCCGCGCCGCTGCAAGACAGCGTGGATTGTCCCTGCAATCCCGAGGCGCTAGTTAGCGCGTCCTCGCCAGGAACGGAGGCGCTGTAAACATCGTAGGCGATCCCAGGGATGCCGTCGATGAGTGCCCGGTAGAGCCCCGACTGGAGGGCTTCGTTGAGTCGGGCAGTCTCAACATCAGAGACAACGCCCAGCCCAAGGCGTCTCTTCAAACGAGTCCGAAGGTCTGCTCTCGTAGCCAAGCGTTGTCTCCTTAGTTAGTTAGCCGCGGCGGTCATCGTCCCCCACCTGAGGGGGGCGGGGAACCTCCGCTTTCAGGCTAAGCGTCGAGGTTGCCGAAGATCGTGAAGAAGCTGCGGCGACCGTTATCGACCGACCATTGACGCTTCCACTCGATCCGCTTGAACACATTGGTCAGAGCCGGGTGCGTTTGAATGTCCCCGATCTGGCGAATGAATCCGATGGAGTCACTACCGACGCCGCCCGCGCGGACGGTGTTGAGGCGCAGCGAGTTCCAGTTGATGCCCAGGACAGGGGCGCTGGCGGTAGCACCGAACGGAGTAACGAGGTCGTACTTCACATCCGCTTTCAGGTAACGCGACCAGTCAACGGTGACGCCCGCAAAGGTCACGGCACCCTCTTTACCGAGGTTGGCGTTGACCGGATCGGGCAGAGCGCCGAGAGCGCGATGCTCGGACAGGAAGCTCTCGAAGCCCTTAAGAGTCATGTAGACATCGGTCGGGCGCTCAACCTCAGAGTAGCTAGTCTCAAGGACCGCTTTCTGGAGGTCGCCAATAATCGACTCGTAACCAGCCGTGGGCGAAGCCTCCAGGGTAGAAGCCGCACGGAAAGTCGCCGGGGTGAACTTCGCCACATCGTCCGTTTTGATGTTGGCGAAAGACTCGTCGGTGGTGCTGTCGTTCCAGCTAACCGCAGACGAAGACTGCATAAGCCCGACAAGGCTCATCGGGTAACCGTGCGCGTAGTTCGTGTCCGTGATGGCGGGGTCACGCGCCACAGCGGTACTGTTCGAACCACCAGCGTTACCCTGCACAAAGAGGATCTCCTCTTCGTTCAGGATGTGCATCATGTTGGCGCGAACAACGCTGCTCACATAGTCGATCAGGTTGCCAGCAGGCTGGGACTGCGGGAAGTTGATGTTCCGCGTACCAGCTTGCAGGTGGAAGATCGAGTGAGTCAGGATCTCCTTTGCCGAAGTCGAAAGCGCGTCAACAGCAGGCGTGCCCGCGTTAGCCGCAGCAATGCCAGCGGGGTAGTAGAGCGACGAAGTTTCGCCGTGTCCGTAGAGGATCGGGTGACGAACGCTTTCGGCGTCGTTCACCACGAAGAGGCGACCCTTCTGGGCCGCAGCTTTCAGGAACTTCTCACCAGAATCCGTCAGCGCATTGATCGGATCCTTGGTGTAAGTATCAATCGCCGTTGAGACGAGAGTGTCGAGGTCTTGAGAGTAAGTCGGGATAGCCATCGCTACGCCCTCCGGTAGTTAGAGTCAGCGGGAGTTTCGGAACTTCTCTTCCAGCGCACGGCGCATCGCATCTTCAACCGAGCCCTGTCGGCCAGCGGTCGCGTTCAGTTGAACGGTTCCATCAGCCCAAGTGACTGCGCCGTCAGGTGCAGGAGCAGAGCGCGTCAGCCCAGACTTGGGCGTAGCGTCGGCTTGCTTAACGCCAGACATAGCAACGAGAGTGCGCACACCAGCAGGAGTCATCAGGATCTCCTTAGTGAGTGTGCCCTCCTCGACGGCTTTGCTGTAGAAGGCTTGGACTTCCTTGTACGCTTCGGTACCTGGGGCTGCCCCAGCTTCCCGCATCGTCTCGGAGAAAGTTTCCTTCGCTTGCTCACGCAGTTGGTACTCATGGTCCTTCTGCGTAAGTAGCTGCTCGATCTGGGCACGGTTCATGTACCCATCGTCGGTCAGC